TGTAGTAATGTCATAGTCTAGAGCAGCAGACTGGTGATAATCCATACCATGCTCAGGTTTCTCTGATTTTACCGAATCTCTTGAATCCCAGCGATATTGGTCAAACATAAATAGGGTATGCTCACAGTGAGGTGCTACCCGAATACGATTTTGCTCAACTAAAGTCTGTACTAAGGCAATGCCGTCTAGTACAGACTTTTTTGCTTTAATAGTAGCGATATCATAAGTGTAGGCTAAGTCCGCTGCAAACTGTGCAGCAGCCGAGTCAATAAAGGTTGTCTCAATTGACCACTTATCAACTAGTTCACGTAGTCTTTCAACATGACCTGCAGTTGTAGCCTGTGCTTCCTGATACTCATCAGTAATATGATAGGTATCATCCACAGGTGAGTATACAATTACCGCAAAGGCGGTAGGGTCTTTATACCCAGGATCAAGCCCGGCAATTACTTCATCACCATCTCTGGCTACATACTCCATTACTAGGTCTTTATCTAATTCAAAGATCTGTCCCTCATATACTGAAAAGGAGGCCATGTACTCTTGTTCAAATTCAGCTTTTGACATTACTGACTTTGCCTCCATTACATCACTAGAACTCATTCTATGATTTTCAGTATAGTCAGCAGTAATAGAAACCCATTCAGGAAAGCTACTAGAGAACCCTCGGTCAAAGAATCTTGAAAACCAGTTTCCACGACCACGAGGAGTAGATATAAAGATTGCCTTAGAACCAGGCTTATCTAGTGTAGGACGAAGGGCAATATTAAAAGCCTCCTCTCCACCATCGCCAAGAGCAGCCTCGTCGAAGATGATGAGATCATAACTTCTACCAACACTTGAATCCACAGTAGATAAGCTACCAAGCCTAATAGTACTTCCATTTTTTAACTCCAACACTCGGTCTTTAACATTGTCACGTTCCATCTCAAGATCAAAGGCTCTGATAAGATGCCGCTGTAACTCAAATGAAATTGAGGACAGGTTATAGTTTGGCGATATAATTAAAATATTACATCCAGGCACTAGCATAGTTAGTTGCCCAATTACATTTGCAATATAGGTCTTTCCAAGACGCCTAGCTAGCGCAGCACAGATAAACCTATAACTAGGATTATTAACTGCATTAATTAGGGCAATCTGTGCGCGGTTAATCTGATCCCAAGCTGTAGAGGTCTCCTTAGTTACAGGGTCTACGGCTGGCAACAATTTCAGGTAGTTTACAATAGGTAATTTAATAAACCTAGTAGTAGCAGGAAAGTCTGTGATTGCGTCCGAATCAATATCCGGTCTACTTATTGTTAACATAAAACCCTATTCTATTATAATCAGGAGCTGAAATAAATCGTTGACTACTATCTACCGGCTCACCTTTCCAAACTGGTACGGCCCATGAGTTCTCATATTGGAAGTCTGGATTCTTACGCAGGTGGACCTCTATTACCCTCGAACCAACGAACTCAACATTTGTGTGTGGATAACCCCTCAACTCCATTAAAGGCACTTCATACTTATCTGAAACCCTCTCCCACCTAGAGAACTTCCATAAGGGATCACCCTCTCTTCTAAAGCCTTCAACAGCTAGGGTCTGCCTACCCCAATGGTAGTCTACACTAATATGCGGGCCTACAAACTTTTCCGACCAGAAGTATCCGGGTGGTAGGTGATCGGTCGACGATTCAATCCACTGGATCTCTGCACCTCGACCCATGCCTAATAAGTTAGTAACTGGTCGGACTATGTACCAGTCGGCACAGGGCACCGGGACACCCGCAGGCCCACACTGGTAGCCAAGTCGGCGAGAGAGGATTAGTTTATCAAACAGCCATAGGTCCTGCCAAGGAACAGTAGGCCACACATCTTCATCATTTTGCTGCATTTTGGTCCAAGTTCACAAGTTGTTGAATTAAACGACCATACTTTGTACCATCGCCACTATCATTAATCTGCACATTAACTTGCGACCGAATATTAGCACTCTGCAACTTCTCGAGTTCAATCTGCTTAGTTAGATAATCCATAGACATTTTATGTGAGAGAGCCATTATTTCTATAATATCTTTAGAAGATCCGACGTCGGCTTCTTCCATCTCCCTAAACTTGGTCTTAAGAATAGCATCCATCGCGGCACGCATCTTGAACTGATTATTAAATCCTAAATTCATGAACACATTATCAATATAGGCTTTTACATGCTTATGGGCCAAAGATTGTGAAACCAGGACTACGGGTATATCTAGTAGATCCGCTACTTTTTCAATATCTTGATTTTGTAGGTAGCAGTTAGCAATCTCTAAGTATTCGGGGCTAATATCCAATACCTCGCTTGGAGTATTAGCAGGTAGATTTTTACTCATGGTAGAGTCCATCCTTTGTGTTGTTTTAACTTACCACTTAATACTTGGCTTAGATGCCCTCTACTAAGTTTATGTAGTTCTGCAAAGTCTTTTGCCTTAGTAACAGTATGTAATACTCCATCAGGGCTAAGAATGCTGCTTACCTTCTTATTTTTCATCTTTAAGTATAGTTCAGGATATTCATCTGCTAAATATTTATGAGTTATTCCACTACTTAGGTTTATTACCACTGATAAAGATACTTGTAGCTTAGTAGCTATTTCTTCTTGTGTTAGCTTATTGTCGGCCAAAAGTTTTAATATATCAATGTAGGTGGATTTACTATATTTGCACTTACTATCTGGTCTACTATTACTCATCATTTTAGCATGTAATTCTGGATATTCTTCTGCAAGATATTTATGGGAAGAGTTTGTACTAATATGTGATACTACGTCCCAAGATACTTCTAATTCATTAGCTATGTCTTTTGTAGTCCAATCTGTATTTGCTAATAATTCTAGTATAAGAAGATAGGTATCCTTGTCATATTTGGCACGAATGTTATCTTCCCCCATACTACCTCCATCTCCACCTACGGTACTATTTAAACCGTTTTTAAATGAATTAAATTTGGCTATCCAATATACTTCTCTCTCATTTAATAAGATTGGAGAAACTTCTTCAAGTATTTCTACTTCAGGCATCCCATAATTTAAATAAGCAGATTGTAAAGCTTTATTGTAATGTATGCCGGAACGTAAGTTAGATAGGTGTTTTTTAGTTCTACTATTAATATCCACTGATTTACCTATGTAAACTTTATCCAGTTCTTTAAATTTTAATAAATAAATACCCGATGCCATAAAATTTTACCAATGCAAAAATAATTTCAACGTTTAGATTATATCAGTTTAGGGAATTTTGGTCAATAGGTAAATTTATTGTGGTGTAGGATCGAATGCTGCAGTTTAGGGTCAGTTTGTCTACTGCTTGGCACCGAAAAGGTTGGCTGTATTTTCTTAAAATACCGCCTGTGTGAGGGTCCCGGTGGTAGCGGATAATTCAAAGTCTGATAACCGCCCCCACCATGGCAACGGTCATCAAAATGGTAAGTAAGCTAATTTGTTGCATAATAACAACGTAATGTAAAGATATGTAAAGATGGGCTATGGTGTGTAGCACGACCATAATTTGCACTATAATCTATTCATCGACAGCAACAAAGGACTACATCATGGCACGCACTACAACCCGCACACCACTTGCACAATTCATGGCAAAATCCCTTAAAATGGCACGCTCACGCGATAAAATGGCTGGCCGTGCCTCTGATTCTCGCGTTACTGTAGATTATCTTTGCGGTGTATACTATGGCCAAAATGGAAACTGTTTCCATACTGGCGAGACTATGACATTGGAGCGTGGTTTACTTGATGGCGCTGTATGCGCTACACTATGCACAATCGACCGCATCGACAATGCTAAAGGTTATGAAATTGGTAACATTATCTTGGCCTGTGATGGCATCAATCGTATGCGCTCAGATATGCCACTTGCACAGTTTCGCAAATTGTGCAAATTAATCGGTGCAAAGGCATAAGGGGAAACCCTTTTCATAATAGATAGGATTATATATAATGAAACAATCATACACTAAGGAACAATTAGCAGAATTTGCAGCATTCTGCAAACGTCACCAGATTACATTTAATAACCTAATTGAATATAATTCTGCAATTGCACAATATTTCACAGAATGATATGATTATCAAAATGCATATCATTACCACAATACATACTATTGCCAATAGGGCAATAGTTAACATAATGGATATAGTTACTATGCTAAGTACGATTACTAATTTGCGCCTAGTACCTATATGATTTTCCAGCGCAAAACCTTACTGTTGACATGGGTATTGGTATGTGCTATAATAAAGGCTTAGAAGGATACGATATGATGACACTTGAAGAATTGCAAACTGAATTGTGGGATTTCTACAAAGACATTCACGGCGTAAGGCCTAGGCATTGGACTACAGAACAATGGAATGATATTGAATTTTTAAATGGTCAATATGCCCTACTTAGCCAAACCCTTGCCAATATGCCCGTGGAACAACGCATCGCTGAAGGCTGGAGTACAGCCCCTGGCCTAGGCTTTGATCCATTTGACCCCCTTTTTGCTGGTGAACCATGCGAACAACAACGCGCACCGATGGACGCTGAAACATTGGCTATTGATACTCAAATTCGTCAACACTACTTAGAATCCTATGGTGACATATGACTGAAACAATGATCGTTGCCTTTATGGCAGGTATATTAGCTTGCCTATTCATTAAGCTATGCATAACAATAATAATTACCATATAGAAACACACTGCCGAAGTTGGTTCGGTTAGGCAGGGAGATCCAATTGCCCATGTCGTTAGTGTGTTTCTATATGGTAATGATTGTCAAAACCATTACGGTCGCTTCAAGCGACCGCTTACCAGCCCCAGCCGCGCCGATTTTAGCATAGGCCTATGCGTTTGTCAATAGGTATTTTCCCCTATGTTGTATTTTCGCACAAATGCCTTATTCGCTGATTTTATGCTATAATAAACACATAAACCCGAAAGGACTTCACCATGTATATATTAAATATTATTTTGTCAATCATTGTTGCCCTGATACCTGTTGGGCTTGTGATGTATATTCAAAAAATTGATGGAGAATGGCTATGAAATTATCGTTTACAGAATTGGCAATTGATTCTAGGGAATTCAATGGCCTAAAATATTCCCTTGCCAAAGCCTTAATTATTAATCGGGCGTGTGATTATATCATGCATTACCTATACCCTCACCTAGATGAGGAGGATGTTGTACCCCATGCTGATTTGGCAATCGTTGACTTTTCGGCAAACATTGTAGAAGTACCTGTATCCTGCATCAGGTTTCATTAACCCTACTATTGACCTGGTTTTTATTTTCTGCTATAATTTAATTTTACTTGAAAGGTTCCCCATGACTATCCTATCCTTCACCTCTGCTGCTGGTACTGTTTCCCATGTTGTCAAGGCAACTACTGCTAAGGCAGTAAACTACACTCCCGAACAAGTTACCAAAATGGTAACTGAATATCAGTCGGGCACTACTGTCGAATCAATTGCCGAAGCTCTCGGAAAATCGGTTCGCTCTGTGGTTGCTAAACTTTCCCGCGAAGGTGTTTATCAGGCTAAAACTTATGTCAGCAAATCAGGCGAAGCCGTTGTCAAAAAAGACATGGTTGCCGATTCTATTGGACTAATCCTGCGCTTGACTGAAGCCGAAACTGAATCGCTTACCAAAGCGAATAAGACTGCGCTTTCGAAAATCTTTGCTGCTTTGGCAAATTCTAAGCCGATTTAAAAAATGGGGCTTGTCCCCATTTTAAGAATCCTGGTCAAATTGGCCAGGATTCTTTTTTTGGTATATGGTCGCTTCAAGCGACCTTAATCATTTTGACAAGCTTTGAGGCGCCAAAATTATACCATATAATTTTGGGCCGTGTCAACCGATTTATTAATAACCTATTTTTTGTAGGGTTACTTTTTATGGTAGAATTCACCTATGACTAAAAACAGACTACATACAATCGAGGCTGTCACCAATGGCATATGGCTTGCACTTATCGAATCATATCCAAAATTGGTACGATTTGATGCTCCTAAAATTGTCTTATGTAATCGGCTTACCCGCACGGCAGGTAAAAATTATCAGGAAGAAAATCGTATTCATTTGGGCAATAAATTCTTTCTCAATAATCATTCGGCAATGATGCTAGAAATTTTACCGCATGAGATAGCACATCAGGCCGATTTTAATCTTTTCGGCTTATCTGAAAAAAGATGTGGTCATGGCAAAAAATGGTGCGAAATTATGGTAAAATTAGGCTTACCCGCTAATAAATATCACTCACTTACAATATGATAAAAATCACTTCATGGCTCGGCACAATCGCTTCAATCATTGGGGCTTTTTTGGTAGCATCGCAAATTGTATTCATTGGCTATTTGGCATTTATTGTCGGCTCGGCATCATGGTTGATTGTAGGTGTAGCGCGTAGGGATTCATCACTAACGGTTTTAAATTTTGTTTTCTTTTTGGCTAACATCTTGGGGATATATAATGCTTGGTAAAATTTTGGTTACTATTTTCTTTCCTGTAATTGCCCTCTTAGATTGGACAATTTCAAATTATCCGCTTCGCGACTTTTGGAAAAACAATCGTGAAGCATACTTAGATTTTATGAAAGATTAATCAAAAAGGCAACTATTGCCTTTTTGGAGGCGCCAAAAATGGTCGCTTCAAGCGACCATTATCATTTTGGAGATAGATTTTCTCTATTGGGGCGATAGTTAAATTCAATCATGGAGGCTGGCGGGACTATGCTATAATTCAGCTATGAAAAACATTATCATATTCGACCTCGACGAAACTGTCATTAATTCGACACATCGCACACCTAACAATCCCGATGGCACTCTAAATTTAGATGCCTATATTCGGTTACATAATCCCGAAAATGTGGCGAAAGATACATTATTGCCAATTGCAACACTAATGCGTAATCGTTACGCAATGGGCGATTATATCATTGTTTTAACTGCGCGTGATATGAAACCATGCGATTATCAATTTTTAAACGATCACGGTTTACCATATCATAAAATAATGTCGCGTGACCAAGCAAGCGCAAAGCATTATAAAATGAAAGACGGCGAATATAAAATGCGCTGGATTAAATCGTTTTTAAATTTAAAACAATTTGCTGGTCGGCAAGTAGTTATGTTCGATGATGCTAAACCTGTAAAATCAGCCTTGAGAAAATTATTTCCTGTATTATGTGCTCACAAAATAAATGCACGTTTTTTGTGATATAATAACCCTCTTATTAACTGAAAGCATATAATGGCTAAAAAACAATACTTTGCAATTCTCGATACTGAAACGACGATAAACGATACAGTCGCCGATTTTGCAATCATTATCGTTGACCGCGAAGGCAAAATATACAATCAATGCGCGGTATTGGTTGCTGGCCATTATGACAAAATGGAATTATTCCATGATAAAAATGCCAATGATATTTGGGGTTATGCTGGTTTAAATAAACGTAAAGCGCAATATTCGGCAATGCTAGAATCTGGCTCGCGTATGCTTGCTTCAGTAAATGCAATCAATAAATGGATTAATCAAGCAATTGGCAAATATAATCCTGATTTGACTGCATACAATTTGGCATTCGATTTGGCAAAATGTGCCAATACTGGAATTGATTTGTCGGGCTTTAATTCTAAATTTTGCCTATGGCAGGCCGCTGTCGGTAATATCTGCAATAAAAAACCGTTCAAGCAATTTGCCCTAGAAAATCATGCTTTTAATAATACGACAAAAAATGGCAATATGACATTCAAAACCAATGCCGAGATTGTATGCGGTTTTATTAATAATAATTTTATTGACGAACCACATACTGCGCTGGAAGATGCCCGCGATTTTGAATTGCCCATTTTGACAACGATTATTAAAAAACGCAATTGGCGCGATAATATCACTGCTTACGCTTGGCAAGATTTTCAAGTAAAAAATCACTATACCGCAAAGTAAAACGGTATCCAATTTGGCGATGGTCGCCAGATTGGATATGGTCGCTTCAAGCGACCGTTACTATTTTGATAAGGGTCGGCGCCAAAATTATAGCATATAATTTTTGGCCGTGTCAATAGGGATAAACCCCTATGTTGTATTTTTTCACACTTGATTGTTTTTTTGATTGTGTGCTATAATATGGTTTTACTGAAGGATAAACATGGCTAAACCCACAATGACAATTTTCGTCAATCACCCACAATGTGAGCTTGATTGTGCCTTTGCAATGGCGTCTATTTTCGATAAGGCATTTACTGTCAAAATGATAACCATTGCCGAATTAGATTCTGACACTTTGCAAAATACTGATGTCTTAGCATTCGGTGGCGGCATTGGTGACGCTGATGATTTTGATAATATTTTCACTCTTGGCCATAAATTGCTAATCCACAGCTATTTGGCCAATGGTGGCAAATACTTGGGCATTTGCATGGGTGCATATTGGGCTGGAAAACATTATTTTGATATTCTAGGCGATATTGACGTTGTGCAATATATAACAACCCCTGATTGTGAAATTAGTACAGAATTTGCAACTATTGCCAATGTAGAATGGAATGGCGAACCCGCTACTATGTATTTTTACGATGGTTGTGCTTTTGGTAACTGGTCAGATGAGATTCATTGGGCTAATTATCAAAATGGTTATCCTATGGCAATCCAGCATAATAATGTTGGCGTTATCGGTTGCCACCCTGAAGCTAAAAAATGGTGGCATGATGGTATTGGCGGTTATGATAAAAACAATAAGCGTTTATTGTTAGAATTCGCAAAAGCGTTATAATCCGCAGAAAGGCAACTATTGCCTTTCTAGTAATGGTCGCTTCAAGCGACCATTACTTTTTGAGGCGCCAAAATTATAACACATAATTTTGGGCCGCGTCAAGCTTTTTCCGATTGATTTTTTCTATCGGGTCGATAGTTAACTTCAATCGTGAAATCTCCCAAAAGCCGATTTTTTCTATATAATAGAGGCTTAGCAGGCAGTAAGGGGAAACTGTAAAAAATCCCTGATTCTCTTGGAGTAAACTATGGCAAAATTCGCCGCATCCCGTCCCGTGAACTACACGGAAGAACAAACCACCAAAATGGTGGCCGATTATACCGCAGGCATCGCGGTCGAGCAAATCGCTCTCGAAATGGGCAAATCTGTCCGTTCCATTGTCGCGAAATTGTCTCGCGAAAAAGTATATGTTGCCAAAACGTATACTACCAAAACTGGCGAAGCCGTTGCCAAAAAAGATGCGGTCGCTGATGCAATCGGCGCGGTCTTGCAGCTAACCGAGGCTGAGACTGAATCGCTGACAAAAGCCAATAAAACGGCTTTGGCTAAAATCTTCGCGGCGCTTGCCACCAGCAAGCCCATGTAAGATTTGGCAATGATTACCCGCTTCGGCGGGTTTTCTTTTGCGCTGATAATTGTCTTTTTGCTAATGTTTACCATAACCATAACGGTCGCTTCAAGCGACCGTTATTTTTTGTTACCAAAAAAGCGCAGCACGAAGCTGCGCCAGTGGCCGCGCCAGTGCAAAAACCTGTGCTACCTCGCAGGTGTCGCCGGCGCCAGTGGCCGCGCCAAATTATACTCGCGCAGGCCGCGTGTGTCAAGTAAAAATTTTTAGATTTGCGGGATTTCCAAAAATTTTGTAAAATAGATCTTTAAATAGGAGTAATAGATGACTATATTCGAAGCCACATCTTTTTACGGCGACACCTCCTGGCTCCGTGAAATTAGCCAGAAATTGCTATCTGAAAAAGGGTTCGCTATGTGGGTACAACTGGAATTATTTTCTTGAATCCAGTACCCTAATCGCTTATAATAGATACTTAGACAGAGACAAGAAGAGAAGCAATCTAAGCGACAAAATTTCTTACTTGAATCTCTGCTTAAAACTGAGTATAATAAATCTTTAAATCAACTAACTAAAGGACTTTTTCTATGACCGATAAAATCGTGACATACACTCCTGAGCAAACCAATCAGGCCGTGCAAGACTACCAAGCGGGTGTTTCTGTGGAGGCCATTGCCTTGGCCCTCGGCAAAACCGAGCGTTCAGTTATTGCTAAACTCTCTCGTGAGGGTGTGTACCAAAGCAAAACTAAGGCAGCCGGCGCTGCACGCGTAACTAAGGCTGTGATGGTGGCTGCAATTGCAGCAACAGTTGGTTCAGGAGCTTTGGATAGCCTGGAGAAAGCTTCCTACGAAGACTTGGCCCACTTATTCCGCCACCTGGTCAAGTAAGATCGAGCTTAGGGTCAAGAAATTTAAGTATTGACCTTAAGCCCAGAGTGTTGTATAATTTATTTATAAACAGTCGGGAAGCTAAGATGCACAGGGTGTGATTAGCATTTGTCAACGATCTATTCGCCCACCAATCAGGCATTGTATGTGCACACACCTGCGAAGTTAAGTCAATGACTCCGATTGTTATTTTTTAATTGGGTGGACAGCGGAGGCGGGACTTATCTGCCGTGCGTTCTTAATTGTGGGGAATACGTTCCGAGCCACAGCCCCAAGCACTTATAATCAAAAGTTTAGACTGTTCCGGACAGGTTGATTTAGTTACTGTATGCAGATAGTTTTCGTCTAGTAGAGTGTGGCCACACTGTCGAACGCGACAATGCTGCAACTTAGCTATGCATTAGCTAAGCTTTTGATTATAAGTGTTATAGGTAACCTTCTGATGATGGTCTGACCCTAAACTGCTGGCAGTTTAAAATGAGACCGAAACCCTCTATTTTAAGTAGTCTATTTTTCAGCCTGGTCTGATTTCTGGCTAGTCCTTAGAGGGTAAAGGTATGGAAAAAGTAGTAGGTGGTTCGAACCCACCCCCGTCACCCAATCTGCAACTAGTTGCAGCGCGGTGCCGGGTACGCTTATGCAGGTAAAGCAACACCTTCCAACCCCGGCGATGGTGCTAACTCCTGAAACGCCCAAAAACAGAGTAGGGGACAAAGAAGTCTTTAAAATACAGCCGTCATCTAACTGTCAAGACCCTGGCCTAAGCCAGGGAATGTGAGGACGTAATCTCACCGGCGATTAAAACTGAGGAAACCAGTAGGGAGTCGACGCCCGATTATGCGAACCGATTAAAATTAGCACAGTCAGAGGAGCTCTGCTTGCCACCACTACAATAGACCTTGACAAGTTGCGGGTCGTGGCACAACTCTAGTACTAGGCTTCTGTCAAAAGCCAGCTAATCAAAAAGCCCCTATGGAGTAATTACCATAGGGGCTTTTTGTTGTGTATTTTTAATAGAGGTGCAAGGCACCTCGCTCCTGCGCCAGTGCAACACCTAAATTTTGGACGCTTTGCGCCATTTTACGATTTTAGCCCCGACACGTCAAGAAAGAATTTCTGATCTGACCCTAAACTGTGCCACTTCGCGGCCAATTAGGGATACTTAGGGATATTTAGGGCTATTTAGAGATATTTAGGGATATTA